ATTTTGTTACCTAATTCAGTAACTTCATTTTTAGCAATTTCACTTGCTTTAACTACAACTGCATCAATTGCGTTGTTGTTTGATTTTTCGATTTTTGAATCAATAGCTTCATTGAATTGATCCAATTGGTTTTTTAAATTTTCGTCCATTTTTTAGTTTTTTAACGAATTAATTAAATATTTATACACTTCTGAATCATTGTTTTTTACTTCAACATTCGGCGAAGTGATAATTTCGGTCGGCTTCGTGAACTCAATAAATAATGATTTTAATTTTAAAATTTCAGCTTCAATAGCAAAACCCATTTCGTCCGAAATCTGTCCTTTTCTTAATAGTTTAGATAAATTATCATAACGCTTTGACAATTTTTCTACATCAACATTTCCCTTAACGTCTAATATTTTAGCTTGGTCGTTTGCTGCTAATGTAACGGCGCTAATCTCATAAAGTTTAACTTCTGTTATTTCTCTATAATCGCCCTTATTTTGTTTTTGAATTGGCATAATACCGACGCTATTTTCTGTAATAACGCCAGATTTCATTAATTCAACAACATCCTTTCCTAGTTGTGTTTTTGCAATTTCAGCAACGAATACAAGTCCTTTGTCATCTTCATATAATTCCGTCATTTTACCAATTGGCTGATTCATATCGTGTTGATATAAATATTTAACACGATTGCCGTTCTCTTCGATTGTCTTTTTATAAGCGCCTTTTGCAATTACATCTGAATCTGAATCTTTGTTCCCAAAATATGATCCGTATCCTTTAATAATTCCAGCGTTTTCGTCAGCGTCTAGCAATTCGCCCATCGGCGCAGCTTTATATAAAATTGTATTCATTTAATAAAATTTTTGTAAATATACGATTTTTTAAATTTTGTTTAATTCTGCAAATGCAAGTCCTAAACCTATGTTTGATAATTCGCCAACTGTTTGCGCCCCTTGTTTTGGAAAAGGTGCAACGCTGCATCTACAATTAACAACTTCAGCAGCTGGGCCGCTTGGATCTCCAGGATACATTAATAAAGAACCGCCTACCATAAAAGCATCGTTATAAGGTACTGGCTCACTTGCACCAGCTTCAGCGTGTGAACTTCTAGTCCTATCGTCAAAACTTGCAATCCATTCCTTCATCATTTGAGCGCCTGGAAATATCGTTGTTGCGCTTTCCATTGTTGCAAAGTTAGCGGCGTTTGTTGCTTCCGTTTGAACTAATCGCCTTGACTGATATGCAGAATATTTATTGAATTGATTTCTTAATATACGTCCTTTTTCAATAGTTCCTAAAACCATAAATTCAGGATCTCTTAAAAGTTTTTGAGTTAAATCAATTAATGTTTTTTTAGCCGTTCCGCTTACTAAAGTAACTCGTTGCGCACCAACCGCAGAACCTAAAGAAGCAAAACTATTTTGCCATTGATCTACAAATTGATTTGGATTAATTCCTTTTTTTATGTACCTATCGAAGCCTTTTGCGTACCAATTAGCAAAACGTATCCCAATATCCGAATAAAGATCCCTATATATTTTTAAGAAATCATTTTCATTAAATAATAATTGAAAGTTTGTTTGTCCTTCAGCAATAAAAGAATTAATACCTTTATTGTATTCAGATTTATAAAAGCGCCTAACTTTTGACAATTGCGGTTTTTCTGCAATATCGAGTTGCCTCTCAAAATCAGTTTGCCATTTTTGTTTATCTAACTTCAATTAGTCCTCTTTTAGTTTGTTTACCTCTCTAATTGCCCAATCAACGCCAGCAGTTCCACCCCATAAATTCCAAGCCACATAACCGTTGTCTTTCCAAGGCGTATCTTTTAATTTAGGATCTATTTTTGCGTTTTCCCTATGACGATTAAATTGCGCCATTCTTTTAACAACATCTAAAGAAATACTTTCTCTATTAGCTAATTGCGATGCTCTTCGCCAGCCTACTTCAGTTCCAGCAGTAACAACATCACGACCATATTTCTCACGCCATTCAATCATTCTTTTAGCGTTGTTGGTTGCGCTTTGCGGATAATTATTATATGATTCCGCTTTTGTTACTTCACTTTTTTTTTTAGACAAAAATTTATTTACGTCTAAATCTAATGGAGTGTTTTCAACCTCAACATCTGCAACCTTTGTAGGAATTAAATTTGCTGGTATAAAATAATCGTTTAAAGTTTCATTATCTTCGTCAATACCGTAAGACATTACAGAACGCTTTTCGTTTGGCGTTAACCACCAAGCCTTAGCCAATTGATCTACAACCTTGTCGGCCTCTTCCTGCAATTCAGGAATTACTGTAAAATCAAATTCAATACAAAGTTTGTTTCCATATTTAGGCGCCAACCATCTGTTTAATTCGTCTTTAATTTTTAACAATTCAGGAATAACCGCATTTTGATATAATGCTTTTTTAGCTTCCTTCATATTATTGTAAGAACTAGAATCAGTATTATTTAACAATTGTACTGGTACATTATAAATATTACATAAGTCTTTAATACTTGCGTTGTATTGTTCGATTAATGAAACATCTGAAGCGTTTAAACCAAAGTTAACCCAGCTTAATTTTTTAGGCGTTATAATAACGTCCCCAGCATTATCTGAACCTTGGAATTGTCTTCTAAATTTGTCCTTTAATTGTTGCGCTTGTACCTCGTTTAAGTCGCCCTCTTCTGACATTAATAAACCTCTTGCAGTTTGGTTTTGTAAATACTTAACTCCAGTTTGTACGGCTTCGTTATTTGTTGTTAATGTTCTTAATCCAGCACGCAATGGCGATTGACCGTATAAATGAGAACCGCTACCATCATAATAAGGATTAAAGTCTTTTATATGGCAAATTTCAGTTGCTGGTATTTCAAACGTTCCGTTGTATTCTATTTTATATTTTTCAACTGGTTGCATTATACCACCTGAAACAATTTCCATAATTTGCGAAGGCATTACATATAATTCAGAATATTTACCAACTTTTGATCCAGTTTCTGGGCCTATTCCGTAAATATATCTGTTACCAGTTAATTTTCCAAAGGCGATTATTTCGCTTATAAATGAATTATAAGATTGCGCTGGATTTGGCCTATCTAATAACTGATGCAATTCAGTATCCTGTAATTCTACTAACGAACTTTTTTGCAATAATGCAGCTTTGTTTATTGTGGAATTATCAATTGTGCCACTTGTTAAACTTTTATATCTTTTATAATCGTTTTCATTTGTAACCTCGTAAATCTGAAATGGAATTGTTGTTGCAGCTTTTGTAATTAAATTAATAATCGAATAAATAGTTGCGTTTTTTCTGTATCCTTCAGTAATATAAGAATCGTCATTTTCTGTATTCCAAACAATAGACTCGCCAAGCCAGTTATAAATAGCTTTGTTGTAGTTTAGATTTGTATTTTGTGCGTTTTTATTAACGATTGCTTTTAAACGATCTATGAATGAAGCCATATTTTATAATAAATAAAAATTTTCGTAAAAATACAAAATTAAAAATTGTTTTAAACAATAAAGAAATTATTGATTAAATTACGTTCAATAGAATAAGACGTAACGTCAATATGTTCATCGTGTTTAGCATTTGGAAAGGTGCTAACTTGTTGTAAATATGCATCGTTCCAGTTATCCTTAACTAAATAAACTCGACCGCCTTCAATAAATGGCGAAGACGCTCTAGCACGTTCTATTTTAGAATACTTTACAAAGTTTGTTTTTAATTCGCTTACGTTGTACATTGTTTCACGCCTTAACAATTGCACTAAAGATTTACCAGATGCTTTTGGTTCAACTAATATTTGAGATATTGGAACTCCGCAGCTTTTAACAAATGAATTAATAAAGTTTTTTAATTCTGGCATCTCTAAATATTTGTCAATGCTTTTAAAGATATATAAATTATCGCCACTCTTACCGCTTATTTGTATTCCTGTTGGATCGTTCTTTGTATCTTTTGTATATGCGCCATCGATAAACATTTCCCAAACTATATCGCCAGGAACTTCTGCTTTGTTAATCATTTGAAACCAATCTTTTCGCCATTCGCCACCTTCAGGCGGTGAAGGTATTTGCAAATATTGACCGCTGAAAGTATATCTGTCGGCTTGTCTTATTGACTCCAACTCTTCAAAAGAATGTTTTTCAGGCCATAAAGGATTATTATTTTCGTCTAATGCTGCTAATTTTAAATGATGCCAATCCTCGCCTGATCCGCCATCTAATAAATACCCTGACAAATCCTCTTCGTGCAACCTTTGCATTATAACAATTATAGGAACGTCCCTATCATTAACCCTGGATCTAATGGTTGTATTGTATCTATTATTTATAAACGATCGTCTTACATCAGATAAAGCGTCATCAGGCTTTAAAGGATCGTCAATTATAATTGCTCCACCACTACCAGCACCGAAACCAGTTATTGCACCCCCTGAAGCCGTAGCGTAAACTCCACCGCCTTCGGTTGTGTACCATTTTTTTTGACTTTGTGAATCCTTTTTAAGATTTAAACCCCAAATATTTTGATAGGCATCAGAATTTATATATTCTTTTGTTTGCGAACTATTATCCAATGCCAAAGAATCAGAATAAGATAAATGTATAAATTTTGAAGTTGGCCTTTTTGCTAAACTCCAGGCGATGTACATTTTTACGGCTATTTCTGTTTTTCCGTATCTAGGCGGTATATTAATAATAAGGCGTTTTATTTCGCCTCTATTAACTTTCTCTAATGTATCTGCTAACGTTTTATGAAATTCAGCAGCTATAAATTTTTTGCCAGTATTTTCTTTAAATATATAACGAGTAAAAAACAAAAGAGAATTTTCACATTTTTCTTTTATTATTTCGTTAATATTCATCATTTAAAATATCGTCTATTTTCTTTTTGGCTTCATCTGAAATTTTACCAACATTAACATTTGCATTGTGTTTTATTTCTTGTCTAGAACCGTTTAATCTGTGCGCTTCGTCATCGCTACTAATCAACTTCATTAAAGCAATTTGTAAAGTTGCACTTTCTGACTTATACCATTTGTTACGCATTGATACTTTAACTTCAATTTTATTTTTATTTAAAGCATCTTTTATTAAGTCCAATTCGTGCAATTTATGATTGTAAAATGTACCTTTTGAGCATTCAATATAAGCAATTACATCTTCAATAAAAAACAGTTTATATTTTTGTATTGCGTTAATTGATTGTTGTATTAAGTCTTTTTTTTTGTGTGCCATATTTGCAAATTTAAACAAAAATAGCTATATAAAAAAAACCCCCTATTTCTAGGAGGTTATTAAATAGCTTCTGGAGTTCGTCTCTTTATACACTATTCCAGGGCGTCCCCTGTTTATTTTCCACACATTTCGCAAACTTCTTTGTCGCTTTGATCTTCTTTATTGTCTTCATCTTCAATAGGTAAATCATATACTGGTAAATCAACTCCCCATTCAGATAATTGCTGAACGTCCCATTCATTTGCTAATATATCCCAGTCCCATTCACCAAACCCTGAATTATCTTTTATTATAAATTCTCGTTTTTGCTGCTCGGTTAAATTAAAAACTTGGTAAATCCAGACTTCAAATATTCCAGCAGATTTACAAGCTCTTAATCTCATATTCCCGCCTAATATTGTCATTGTTTCATCTACAACAATAGGCCGTATTTCTAACATTTCAGGAAACGTTTTAATTGACTTAACTAATTTTTTAAATTTAGCGTCTTTTATTAATCTAGGATTTCCTGGAGTTTCTTTTATGCTTTTAATATTTACAAGTTTTTTCATTACAATTTAGTATCTTAATTGTATTTGAAAAAATAACAAATAAATATTTATTTCGTTAAAATTAAAACCTGTTTCTGGTTTAAAGTATTGCCATCCGACAAGCATTGCGTCAGGTGCTAACAATATTAAATTTATTTCCATTTTATTATTTTTATACCTCCCAATAATTATTGTAAAGATATAAATATAATTCCCAAACCTTATTGCAAGCATCTACATTGTTGTAAATATTTGGAGATACTTTAACGCTTCCGTTGTTGTTAATTTCTACTTTTAAGCCTTTTTTTGTAGGTTTTACGCCGACTTTAATATTATTATTTATGCACCATTGCATCGCCTTTTTATGTTTGTCTGTTACTTGCGCAAATTTTTGTTTCTTTTTTGGCATATTTAATATTTGAAAAAAAGGGTAATTTATTATTACCCTTTAATTTTATATAGTTTTTTTAAAATATTTCTAATTGATGTTTAGATTCTAGTAATCTTTCTAAATTTCTATGCATTTGTTGAAAATAACTAGGCTTTAATTCTATTCCAGTAAATTTTCTATTCATTTTTAATGCAGTATGTCCTTCACTTCCAATACCACTAAATGGACTTAAAACATTATCTCCTTCATTACTCCATAAATGTAGACACCTTTCAATTGTTTCTATTTGTAAAGGGCAAATATGCTTTTCGTCTTTATCTGCTCTTGCGCTTCTATATTGTAATGTATTAGAATAATTTATATCGTTCCAAACTGGAGAAGCATATTTTTGCCATAAATCAACTGGTAAATAATTCTCTTTATTTTGATCTGTATCTTGATGGGTTATTGGAACTTTATTTTCACCAGGTTTTCTAAATACTAAAATATAATCAGCACCACCAACTCTGCTCATTGAACTATCTTTTTTAATTGTTTTATGCAATAATCCTAAAGCCTTTGTTCTTTGCATTTCAGTAACTGGATTTTTCCAAATTGTAACTCTTGTATGATAAATAAAGCCTTGATCTGTAAAGTTTCTAATTAAATCACCACTAAAGTCTTTTAATCCAATTACTCCATCTTTACCTTTTTGTAATGATACATCCATACAATGAACCGCAATAAGCCTTCCTGGTTTTAATGTTCTGTAAAGTTCTGGAGTTAAAAAACTAAAGTGATTAAAAAATTCATCATAATTTAATACATTTCCCATATCTCTAGGATCATCTGAATAAACATAAAGCTCAGCAAAAGGAGGAGAGAATATAGAAAAATCAAATACATTATTTTCCATTTTACTTAATTGATTAACGCAGTCATCGTTATAAATTTGATAATTGTTGTTTTTAAATTCCATTTTATTATTGTTTTTAGATTTCATTTTTTATTGTTTTATTTTTTTTGAATATTGTTTTAAATTATTTTGCATTTGTTTAAATTGATCTTGTTTTCTGTTTATTGCATTTATAACATTTTCCATTGTATCTGTTGTTATAAGATGTATGTTTACTTGTTTTTTTTGCCCAAATCTATAAGATCTTCTTATTGCTTGATAAGTACCTTCAAAACTAAAATCTAATGATGGGAATACTTGAGTATTACAATGTTGATAATTTAGTCCGTATTGAGCTATTTTTGGTTTTGTTACTAAAACTCTAAATTCACCTTTTGCAAATCCTAAAAGTAATTTTTTCTTTTGTTCGTCTTTCATACTTCCAGTAACTTCTTTTGCGCCTTTAATTGCTGATGATAAATATTTGCTTTCTTCATTATGTTTTACCCAAACAATAACTGGTTCATTTCCTTTTGATAATTCTATGGTTTTTTGCATTCTTATATCAAATGTTCTTTTTAATTCTGCATTGTGATTTGTTGAACTTACTGATAAATTGTTAAATAGTAAACCATTATCAAGCTTATCACTTTTTAATTTGTGATCTATTAAATTTAATTTAGGTAAATTATATCCTTCATTATTAAAACCTAGATCCATTGGTGAAGTAGCGCAAATACTCCAATCAGATACCCATTTCCAAAATATTTTTTCAGCGTGTCCTTTTAATCTCCATTTTTGAACTGTATCCATATCATTTATAAAATACATAGAAAGCATATTTTTATAATTCATTTGTCCTAAAAATTCGCTATGATTTCCTAACTCCATTATATCATTTGGGCTTGGAGTAGCAGTAAAGCAAAAACGATAATTTGTATTTTTAAAAGTATCTATAAGTTGTTTTTTTATTTTACCTTGAAATGATTTTAATATTGACGATTCATCTAAACAAATACAATCATATTTTTTTGGATCTATATTTTTTAATTGTTCGTAATTAGTTATTTCAACTGGTTTTCCTGTATTAATATTTCCTACATTAATATTAAATTTTTTTCCTTCATTTATTGTTTGTTCAATAACTGCTAAAGGTGCTAATATTAAACTTTGTTTTTTTGTATATTTATAACATTGATAAGCTATTTCTAACTGCATTAATGTTTTTCCTAAACCGCAATCTGCAAATACTGCATATCTTCCTTTTTTAAGTGATTGTTTTACAATATGCTTTTGAAATTCAAATAAATTTTTATTTAAATTTTTAGGTTTAAATCCAAAATCTGCAACTTCTCTAGTTTTAGATAAAATAAAATCTTGATAATTCATTTTTTTTTGTTTTGTTTATAATTATTTATTTTTAAAAAGGTAAATCGTCTGTTATAACTTCAAATATTTTTGTTTCTAAATCAATATCTTTATAAATACCGCCCTCGTTAAAATTAGGTGCAATATCAAATTCGCCAAGCTGACCATTTTCTTTTCGCTTAACCTTTTCAACATACATTTTAACAATATCAGATTTGAATTTAGTTTTTTGCCCAATACAACGAAATACAATCATTCCATTATAAGCCTTGTTAAAAAAGTCAGCACTTCCAGAAATATCGTACAAAGTTGGTTTTTTATAGTTTCCATTTTCAGATTCTATTTTTCTAGGGTGCGCCACTAAAAATAAATGCGTATTTGTTTGCTGACAAAATTGCGTTATTTGTGATAATGCTCGCCCAATATAAGAATGGTCTTTTTGTGCTGAATGGTCCAACATATTCCAGGGATCAATCACGCAAACATTAATACCTTTTTGAAATACCAACTCTCTAAAAGCATTTAAAATACCTTCTAGCGTTAAATTTTCTAAATCTATTTTAACCCAATAAAAATGATCTTCTATAAAATCTTTTGTATTATTTAAATCAGTATTGTCGCAATTTTTTTCGTTTAATTTATTTGCGATTCTTTTTATATGGCCCTCATAAGGAAATGATTCGGGCGAAAACATTGCGCAACGCATATCGTAATTAGTCGCCATATTGCAGCATATTTGGTCCACAACGTCAGATTTTCCTGAGTTTGGTATTCCAGTAACGACAGTCCATTCGCCAAATGCTAATTTAAACCAGTTATCCGAGTTTGGCAATCCAATAGAATAATTTGTAACGCCGTTTTCATTGTAGTTTAAAACGTTTTGCCAAATGTTATCTATATTTAAAACGCCCTCTAAAGGAAAGTTTTTTGCCTCTTTAATATAGTTTCTTAAAGTTTCAGCACCTTTTGAAATTAAAACCTCGTTAGCATCTTTAAAATCGCCAAATTCAACGTATTTACATTTGTAAGCGCCGAACCTTCTAGCTAATTCGTTTCGGAGTTCGATTCCCGCCTTGTCATTATCTGTGCAAATTATTATTTGTTTTTTCTTTTCAAAATATTCAAAACAATTATCTAAATATTCAAGCCTTGCATTTCCTTTTGATGCGCCATTTGGAACAGAACAAACTGAATAAATACCAGCTTCGTGTAATGATAAAGCGTCCATTTCGCCCTCAACAATATAAACAGTATCCATTTCTACAATATTGTCTAGGCCATAAAATATAAGTTCAGCACCTGAAACCATTTTAAAATTCTTCTCGGCATCTCTATATTTTACGTTTACAAGTTCTTTGTTTCTGTAATAGTTAAAATTTACGGCTCTTCTTTTTTTACCTACTTGCGGAAAATACTCTAAAGATTCGCCAATTTTCCAATGCTTTAAAGTTGGCTCTGTTATGCCTCGTTTTGAAAACCAATCAATAACACGATCATTTAAATTAACCTTTATGTTTTGTGGTTTTATGTATTGTTGTTTTTTTTGAAATTTTGTTGTGCCACTAAAGCCACAATTATGGCAATTAAATAAACCTTTGTCAATATCTACTGATAAGGATTTATCACTTTTATTTTTTCTTTTGTGGCTACATTCTGGGCATTTTGTTTTGAGTTTGCCAGCCGTTTTGTTACCAACATCAATATTATAGTCGTTAAATGTTTTCATTTTGTTTGTTTTGTTTTGGCTAAATTAAAAAAATTATTTCAATTTTAAAGAATATTTTATATTTATTTCTGAAACTTTTTTTTCAATTGTGTTTTTATTATCAAAATCAGTTGTTTTTGGAAGCCGTTTTAAATACCATTTTAAATCTAATTCCTGGAGTTTAAATAAATAAATTCCTTTTGGCGTGCTATTAATATAAACTGGAATATCGCCCATTTCAATAGACTTATTTACTAAAAAATCAAATTTTGGTTTTTCAATAATTAAATTATCGTAGTGTTTTGATCTGCATTTTAATTCTATTCTGTTTTTTGTTTCAATATCGTAGCAATCAAATTTGGAAAAGTCTTTATTAGTGTTTATTAATAAATTATAATAGTTTTTGCTTAACCAATTAAATAAATCATTTTCACGCCAATTTTTTAAATTCTTTTCCATAATTATAATATATAATTTTAAAAAGGGGAGGCTTCGGGTATTTCAGGGTTTCTGGTTTATGCTGGCCTTACTACAAACCCTTTTTCAATGGTGCCAACCTAACAGCTTCACTACCTCCCCTTAAATTTATTCATCGTAAAATTCTTTTATAGTATTAGAGTTAAATCCCATAGCTTTAACCATACTCAACCACATTTCGTGTAGCTCTTCTATATTAACATCGGAGTAATCTTTTTCGATAGTTATTTTTGTATCGTAATGTTCTACTGTTATTTTTAAAGTTTTATCAATCATATCTTTATTGTTTATTATTTATTATTTACACAACCACATTAAAACGTGGTTCAACAGTCGATAAAAAGCATTAAAACACTTCTTATCTTGGTGTTATGTGGCATTAGTCCACGCTTATTAATTTACTTTTATCCTTGAAGCGGTCACATTCAATAGCTTCTTTTGCTTTACTTTCTGTATCGTAAAACCCGGTAGTCATTCCATCTATATTATTGAAATTATACCAAAAGGGTATATACCAAACTTTTTTCTGAACTTCAAAACTTGTTGAGTAAAAGTTTTCGTGCTTTTTTATTCTGTATTTTGCCATAATTTTATTATTTAATTATTATTTATATAACCACATTAAAACTCTTCTTATCTTGGTGTTAGAAGCAATTGTTTCTATTTTAAAACACCACAAACCATACAGTAATTATTAGTATCTTCTTTTTTTACAATATGTTGTTCATTGTTAGGGCAAACCAACTCACTCACAACATCGGTTAAATTTAATTGCTCTTTGTGGTATATTTTTGCATAAGCTTTTATGTCTGCTTTATGGCACTTAAACCAATGCTTATCACTATCATCTACATAGGTTAGTATTTTATCTAAAAACTTTTCACTTTCTGTCATATCTATTTATTTTTTAATTACTATTCTTTTGCACCGTTTTCTTTTAATATCTTATCAGTCAATTCTGTTACCTTTTGCCTATCCATAGAATAAGCACCGACAACTTCNTGTATNTTTATAAAATCGNTAAANTCAAAATCANTTAATAAAAAAGATATAAANTCCATACTATTAGAAACTAACTTATCTCCCATANCATTNTCATCNGTCTTTTCNATTTCATTAAAGTAAACTGTTTCTATATCTATTAAATCTTCAATAGTTCTTTTAACATTCTTTTTTACTCTATGTTTAAAAATACCCAACTGACTACACTCTTCTAAAAAGTGTAAGTTAATAAAAGACATTAATATTGCTCCAGATATTTTCTCTATTTGTTTTTCATTCATAATTCAATCCAATCTATTTTATCTAAACTACAAGTGTAGAATTTTTGTGCTACATTTTTATACCTATGATCTATCCTGGAAACAACATTCCAAGTGTCGTGATACTTAGTTTTTACTACAGCCACATGAGTTTTCTGTTTGTTTAAAATGAAATAAGCTGATGGCTTCTTAGATGCGAGGTCAAAACTATGCTTTGCACACACAATAAAATCACGGAAACACCAGTCATCCTTATTTGTGAATTCACAAGACAAACCTTTCACCTCTATCCTATGCTCAACATCATTAACATAAACAAACAGATCTCCATCATCCTTATATTTCTTCCAATCTGAATGTTTTTTAGACTTCTTCAATGAGTTTATCCTAACATCCATACCTTTATCGTAAAGATACCTAGCTACTATAAAAACAGCATCACTACTATTATCTAAATGCTTTAAAAATTTTTTGTGATTATCTTTCATCTCTTCTAAAATGTCTTAACGTATAATCTTTCTTATTTATAACAGACTTATAAACCTTACTCTCAATACCTCCCTCTGAGAATATCCAAAAAACCTTGTTGTACTTTCTGTCTTTAGTAGTCATCCTATCTCTAGCCTGCCAGTATGACGTTGCACTGAAATCTATATTATAGAACACAATGTAATCAGCATTCCTTAATGATATACCCTCACGACCTGACACTATTTGCAATGCTATGTGCTTTTGCGAGCTATTAAACTCTTCTAGGTCTGTACATATCATATCTCCAAAAACCTCCTTTAGAGCGTCTAATTCAGCCTTAAATTTATAGAATATACCAAGTTTTTTATCTGAGAACCTCCACTTTATGTACTCAGCTTTACTTGTGTCAAGAACCATACTCTTACCTGACTCAAACTTTACAGTTCCACTGTACATTTGATGTAGTTTTGACATAAGTTTTACACCAGTATCAGCTAGTATTACTTCATCATCTAACTCAATAACAAGGTCACTCTTAAGTTCCTTACACATATCATAAGTATTCACTCTCATAGGTACTTTAATAATCTCCTCTTCTATAGTAGATTCAAAACCAGCTTGTACCTGAGTGTAAGATATAATGTAAGGACTCATAAGGTCATTAATACTTTGAAGACCTCCAGAGTAATCTTTTATCTTGTATCCATTTATGTTTCTCTCAACCGTTCTTACATGATCATCAGAGAACCTATAAAAATTCTTGTACTCCCTGAAAGGGTTTGTTGGAATACCATACACCTGGTGATACATTTGACTGTAGCTCTCTGGAGTAGGTGTTCCTGACAGAAGACACACAGAACAATTATTCTTCTTTATTAATTCTCTAACCTTCTTAGCTCTATTACTAGGCTTAGGGAAAGCTCCAAGACCGTGAGCCTCATCAAGTATTATCATATCCCACTTTTCATTTGGTATCTTATGTATCGACTCATAGTTTATAGTAAACAATGAGAATGTTGGAGACATTAAATCATAGTCAGATGTTATTGATGATATTGCCTTCTTCTTTGTTAAAAATAAAACATTCTTACACCCCAACCTTTCTGCAAGACCTAGACTAGTAAGCGTTTTACCAGTACGTACTTCCATAGCAAGATACACAAAGTGATGTACACTAACAATATTGTAAGCATCTTCTATTATTTTTTTTTGATATTCTCTAAATTCCATTGTTATTCATTTTTTCTTTTTGAAATTCTAATAAGTCAGCACACTTCTCATAGTGTTCTTTATCCTCAAAAACAGATATACAAAGTTGTGCCGCTACTATGTTAGCAGCTATCTCATCCTCTAAGCTTTCATAATCATCAAAAACATCAATGAAGAATGAAACAATACCCGAACCTCCAGCTATATCATAAGGGTCTTCCTTAAGTATTAAGTACCTGTAAGTATTTAAGGCAGTATTAAAATCATCCGTAATTTGCTCTGATTCGTTCATATACATAATTTAACTTGTTAAACGCTTCTTTTTGAGAATTAAAGACAAGTTCACTCAACTTCTCAGTACTTTTAACATACCTTCCGTTAATTTTATTATAGTCTTTACCTTCCGTTGTTATACCCTTCCTTCTGACAGCTATATGGTACTTACCAGTTTCTATGTAGTACTCAACCTTTATAAGCTCTCCAGTCTTAGGATCCTCAACATTATCTGTTTTAATGTTTGTAATTGGTTTCACATATACCTGAAAATCATTATCAATGCACCATTTCATTGCATCAAAATTCAAGTCCTGGTATGATGGTTTCGGTATCTTTCTTTTCTTCAAAATCTTCTGTTTTAAATATTATCCATCTGCCTTGATTTGCTCTTCCATCAAGAACCTCAACGTATCCACCAAAATCACCGTAGTAATTCAGCCACTTATAGAACGAAATTCTAGATATGGTTTTCTTACCACTAGGTGCAAAGTCTGGATTATCATCAATGAAGTCAATATACAAGTCATCCTTGAATATCCTCTTGTTAGGCTTAATTATATCGTTCAATGAAGCCCCTTCAAGAACCCCTAACCACTCAATAAACTCATGGCACGTGTCAGCAGACAGTTTCTTAATAGCTGTATTAGACGACTCACACTCTACTAAACCAGTATTCAAATAGTTCTGTAAGTTATTAATCATGTAATTATCAAACGAACACCATTCGTCCTCTGACCATTCATCAAACAATCTCTTACCAAAATCATCAACTGGAGTAAAGTACTTCGTGTAGTACTCAGTAAGTTCCAACTCAAACTTTCTTCTGTTGAATGAGTTACCTCTACCCTTTATGGTATAGTTTGTTGTTATAACAATCTTAGGTGAGTACTTGAAAGGTATACGTATCGCATCCCTGTTCTTCTTCTCTATCGTTATACCCTCCGTTATTGCAGAGAACAGCCTCTCAAAGTTAAACCCTTTGTTTACATCATCAAATGATATTACCTGAGTGTCCGTTGTAATAGTTTGGTAAGCAAATGATTTATCAAATGAGAATGACTTACCATCTATCATAGTAACCTTCTTCATCATACTGATACCCTGAACAAACAAACCCTTACCAGTGCCTCCTTTTGGATCATCACTAATAACCTCATCGTTAAGTATAATCGAAGGACAGAATCCTGGGTCTTTGTACCCGCTCATTAAGAAACCTATAGCAGACTCCAATGACTTCAATCTATCCTCTACACCTCCCGATATGTTTGATATAAACTTCTTGAAATCACAGTCTGTTACTTCACAAAAATCAAAGTCCCTATCTATCACCTGGTCAGCCCATACGTAACCGTCAAGATCCACGTAGTCTACCTTAATAATCTCATCTCTTAATACCTTAACAGCACAGTTCCTAAAGTATATGAAAGAGAAATCCTTCTGATCCTCAACAAAATGAACGTCAACAGTATCTAATAATGAAAGAAAATCCTCCTTGAAGTACCTCGTTTTATCTGCAAAGAAATTGTATATAGACAAATCATCAAATCCCTCAAGGTATCCAAGAACAAAATCCTTTATCTCTTCTTCAGATGTCTTGTTTATTAAATTGTTAGTAACCTTAACAAACATATATTTATTAGAGTCATGAGGTGCATACTTATAGAAACCATTGTGTTGAAGGTATTCCTTGTACAAGAAATGAATAATGCTTATCGAACCTTTTTCACTCTTAACCCAAAACCTTTTTATTGAAGGATCATTCTCTAATTTCTTTACAACAGTATTAACAGTGTCCTTATCAATATCAACAATTGAACTCTTAATAGATTCACTAGACTCTCCATTACTTAATCTCTTCCTAATGTTAGACATCTTTGCATCATCCTCATAGTATTTAGTGTTATGAGCAGAAGTATTACTGTAAGCAGAGTTGATTGTAGTTTTTACCTCAGACTCTGGGAATCCAGACGATACATAATTCATCAATACATACTCAGCCAATGTTTTATTTATACCATACTCATTCAATGCAGAGGCAAAAATAAATGCGTTGTTGTTCCTTTGACCTTCAATCATAGGGTACTTCTTTACCCACCACTTAGTAAGTATATCTATAATCTTGTTACTGTCTGTTATAGGTAGTGTAGGATTGTCAACATCCCTATTTACAGGCTT